CGGGCATAAAGAGCGGCGCGAACATCCGGGGCATTCTGTCATTCACTCAAATAATGTCGCCTGAAAAACTCAAACTAGAAAAAGAAAAGTTTATGGAAGACTATCTGAGCATGAGCAACGACGGTGGCGTTATCGCAACGGATCAAAAAATGGAATATAAACCGATAGACCACGAACCGACCGTAATAGACGACAAACAGTTAGCCGCAACGCGGACTATGATTTACAACTATCTGGGCGTTTCGGAAAGCATAGTGAACAGCAGCTATGACGAAGACGAATGGGCGGCGTTCTATGAAAGCGTAATCGAGCCGATAGCGGTGCAGTTGAGCCTTGAATTTACCCGGAAAGTATTCACTGACCGTGAACAGGCTTTCGGGAACTCAATACTATTTGAGTCCGGGCGGCTCCAGTTCACAAGCAACAAAACGAAGGTTGAGCTTATTGGGAAGCTCGTGCCGCTGGGATTGCTCACAATCAATCAGAGCCTGGAGATATTAAACTTACCGGGCGTATCAGACGGCGACAAACGGCTATTCAGCTTAAACTATGTGAACGCAGAAAAGGCAGATGAATATCAGCTAGGAGGGGCGCAATGGATGCTGGTGAATTCATGCAGCAAGTAGAGGTGCTTGAACTCGTAGAGGTTGAACCGGACAATTATTTGTGGCAACCCGTAAAGACGTTGTGGGCAAAAATGGAGCATCAAACAGCCCGCGCCATATTCACGATCAACTCGGTAATGCAGCGTTCCATCAAGTTCACCATCTGGGCATTGCCAGAATTGACTCTACATCATGCCTTATTGTTCCCCGATGGCAATACGCATTATTACCTGGCAGACATAAACAAGGACACGCCGGGAATCTACGTTCTTACAGCGTTAATCGTTGTCCCTATAACGTGCATAGCTGAACGGACTAAGACCATCAAAGGCGATCACAATCGCCCGAACACTGTAAATCTCCCGCCGGTCGTGTTTCCGGGCGTACTGACAGAAAAGTACATTAGGCAGACCCAAGAGGAACCAATGTCATATACCGAGGCGCGGTACATTCTTGTCACGCCCAAAGTGATAACCCTTAGGGTTGGGGAGTTAGTCTATATCATCGGCAAGCCTTACGAAATCGTGGTGTTTCACGGATTGGATCCGTACAGGAACGAATACGAGATATTAGGAAGGAGCGACAACTAATGAAAGAGGTCAGAATATGCGAAGTCAGGGCTGAGTCACCGGCAGGGGCGGAAACCCTTACGCTTACCGGGCGGCCTATCGTTTACGATACGCCGACGGTAATAAACGACCCGGCAGGGGCGTTTACCGAAATCATACGGCGGGGTGCGCTGGATGACACGGACATAAGCGACACACGGTTGCTGTACAACCATGACCTAAACAAAGTCCCTCTTGCGAGGACGCCGAAAACTATGCAGCTAATAAAAAGCCCGGCAGGGCTTGACATGGCGGCGCAGTTACCAGGAACGCAGGAAGCCCGCGCGGTATATGCGGCAGTAGAGCGCGGCGACCTAACGGGAATGTCATTCGCTTTCGTTGTCCCACCTGGAGGGGACAAGTGGGACGTCCGGGTAAAGACGCGGGAAATATTCAAGATAAAGAAAATCCTTGAGGTTTCCGTTGTCCCGTTTCCGGCCTATCCCACAGCATCCGTCGAGGCTAGGGCGGAAATGCAAGCCCTTAGCTGCGACGCAAGATATCGGGCTATCATAGCCGCGAACAAAATACTACTGAAAGAGAGGTCCCACAATGAATTTCAAGACAATTCAGGAAGCGTTCAACCATTACAGGACTGCAAGCATCGAGCAAATAGAGGCGCGGGCGGTTGAAATCAAAAGCATCGTTGAGAAGGATGCAGCCGCCGACATAGACGGCTTAAACATCGAGCTTGCCGGATTGGGCCAGGCAAAGGCAAACATAAAGGAAAAACGGAACAATTCGGGCAACGCATTTAACCCAGTCACGGGAATGAGCTTTGAAACCAGCGCAAGCGCTGGTTCTATCAGCGGTGACGTTGTCGCAAGCCCGGAATACCGCAACGCCTTTTTCAAGACCTTGTTGGGGCAAGAACTGACCGAAGTTGAGCGGGCGGCCTACCAGCGTGCGGCGGACGAACACCGCGCCGATGCCTTCGCAACTACGGGCAACACGGCGGCGGTGATCCCAACGCAGACGCTTGACGAAGTTGTCAGCAAGGCGCGGAAGCAGGGCGGAATCATAAGCGTTTGCCGCTCTTTCAGCATCCCGGCTAACGTCTCCGTCCCTGTAGGCACGCCGTCAGCCGCGGCGGATTGGCACACCGAAGGCGCGAACGTAGACCGCGAAAGGCCTAGCATTGCCAACGTGTCTTTCGGCGGGCACGAGATTTTGAAAGTGTTCAGCATTTCCGCAAGGGTGAAGCGCATGAGCATTGCGGCTTTTGAAAGCTACCTCACCGACGAACTTAACGCCTGCACCATGGCGACTATAGCGAACAGCCTTGTGAACGGCACTGGCAGCGGCCAGGGCATGGGAATCCTACCGGGCGTGACGTGGGATGCTGGGAACAGCAAAACTTACGCGGCGGCGGCCGGGATCAAGTATACCGACATAACAGGCTTGATAGCTTTGCTTGCACGGGGTTACGCTAACGGCGCTGTGTTCGCGATGAGCAACGCGACGCTTTACAGCCAGATCTACGGCATTGTGGACGGCAACCAGAGGCCAGTTTTCACGCCTGACCCGCGCAACGAGCTGATAGGGCGCGTCCTGGGCTTCCCTATCGCGGTAGATGATTATATGCCTGACGGGGAATTGCTTTTCGGGAATTTCTACTACATGGCATACAATATGCCTGAGGGCATTGCAGTCGAACGCAGCACCGAAAGCGGCTTTACACGCGGCCTGATAGATTACCGCGCTTTGGCAATCGCGGATACAAAGCCGATCATACCCGAAGCGTTTGTGAAACTGGGGCGTGCGTCGTAATGCTTACTATCGAGGAACTGCGTGAATTTCTGCGAGTACCTGACTACATGGATGATATCGTGATCCCTTTGTGGGATGCGGCCATTGATTACATCTATGTCGCTACGGGTGCAAGTCCCGAACAGCAGAAAGATGAGCCGTTGGCAGCCACCGCAACAAAGTTTTTGCTTGAACTCTGGGTGTACGGTACGGGATGCGAAGGGGCGCTAAACAAGCAACGCGCCATTGACAGTATGGTAAAGGCGCTTACCGCAAAAGTGCGGTGGGCAAAGGCAGGCGGGGTTGACGGGTAGGATATGAGCAAGGACTATGCGAACAGCTTCTATAGCGGCAAGGCGTGGAAATCGACGCAAGCAGCCTATATGATGAGCCGGCATTATGTATGCCAACGCTGCGGGGGCGTGGCGCGCATAGTCCACCATATCAAGCGGATCACGCCACAGAACATACATGATCTTGCGGTAACGCTGGACTGGTCCAACCTTGAAGCGCTTTGCATCGACTGCCATAACAACGAACACATGGGCGGCGGGGTAATAGCAAGGGGGCTAGGATTCGATGAAACAGGGGATATAGTTAAGCAGGGGCGACATGAGCTATATTTATGAGTACTGGGAAAAAATACAGTCCGGGAGTGTCGCTGTATCCAACAGGGTACGGAAGACATACGCCCGCCTTGTATCGGACATTGATAATCCACAGAGCAGCTATGTATTCAGCGAAAGCCGTGCTAACAGGCCTATTGAATTTATCGAGAGGTTCACGCGACATTCAAAAGGCGAATGGGCGGGGCAGCCTGTCAAGCTGGAACTGTTCCAGAAAGCGTACATAGCCGCCCTGTTCGGTTTTTTAAATAAGGACACGGGCCTTAGAAAGTACAGGGAAACGCTTTTTTTGGTCGCTCGAAAAAATGGCAAGTCCACCATGCTGGCAGGGCTTGCATTATATATGCTCATGGCCGACGGTGAACCGGGCGCGGAAGTCTACAGCATTGCGACAAAGAAAGACCAGGCACGGTTGATATTCGATGAGAGCCACAACATGACGCGCCAATCACCGCAACTAAGTGCGAACATAAAAAAGCGGAAAACCGACCTATACTATTCTGCGGGAATGTCGAAATTCCAGGCGCTAGGCAGAAACAGCGACACGCTGGACGGCCTGAACTCCCACTGCGTTATCATTGACGAACTACACGGGGTTAAAGACCGCAATTTATACGAGGTTATGAAGCAGGGGACGTCGGCGCGGCGGCAACCAATGCTGATCATGATAACCACGGCGGGGACGGTGCGCGAATGCATTTTTGATGATATATACACCTATGCTTGCGGTGTTGCCGATGGTACGTTTTCGGACGAATCTTTCTTGCCGGTAATCTACGAATTGGATGACCGGGCTGAATGGACGGATCCCGGTGCGTGGGCCAAAGCAAATCCAGGGCTTGGCAGCATAAAGAAGCCTTATGATCTAGAAATCAAAGTCGAACGGGCAAAAGTCAGCCCAAAGGATCTCAGCGGAGTGCTCTGCAAAGATTTCAACATACGGGAAACGACAAGCAGCGCATGGCTTTCTTTTGAAGCGATAAACAATGAAGAAACTTTCGATATCGATCGATTCCGGGGAAGCTACGCAATCGGCGGCGCCGACCTCAGCATAACAACTGATTTGACTTGCGCTACTTTGCTCATGATGGACAAGGAAACTGAACGGCGCTTTATTGCTCAGATGTATTGGTTGCCATACAGCAGCTTTGCAGAGCGCGTGCAGCGCGACAAGATACCATACGACAAATGGAAAGACCGTGGGTTGCTTCGGCTCTGCAACGGCAATTCCATTGCCTACAGCGACATAACGGCGTGGTTCCTTGAAATGGTGAACGATAACGGCATAACTCCCGCGTGGATATACTACGACAGCTACAGCGCTAAGTATTGGGTCGAGGAAATGGAAAGCCACGGGTTTAATATGATTCGCTGCATCCAGGGATACAAAACCCTTAGCTTACCGATGCAGCAGTTGGGCGCAGACTTGCAGGCAAAAAAAATAAACTACAACAACAATCCGATGCTTAAGTGGTGCTTGACAAACACGGGAATACAGATAGACCGGAACGGAAACATAGTGCCAATAAAGAACCAGTCAGCCAAACAGCGCATAGATGGTACGTCAAGCTTGCTGGATGCCTATGTGGGCTTGTGCGACCACTACAACGAGTTTTTGAATGCTTTGTAGCCCTCAGAATGGAGGCTAGGCGGTATGCCAGACAATAATGCCCTATCGACTGATGAACAGCTTGAAAAATGGGAAGCATATAAACATCTCGTTAAGTTCCTTGCCTATAAATACATGAGCATAAACGGCAATACCGGCGGGAACAGGCTTTTTGACTTCGAGGATCTATTACAAGCAGGCTTTCTTGCGGTTTATGATACTGCCATGCTCTTTGATCCGGAGCGCGGTTCTTTCAGTACGTTGCTTTATCTCAAAATAAAAGACCATTTCAGGGAGGCATCTGGGACACTATACGGAAAGAGACGCCCTGAAGTAAACGCAGTTAGCCTTGATGAACCTTACTATGACGAAAACGGGGACGGCAATTCTCTGATTGACAGCATAGCGGATCCAGGAGCGGAATTTGAAGATATAACGATCGAACTGTTATCAATCTTGCAGGATTGCAGAGCGATCCTTGCGGAGATAGATAATTTGCCGGATGATCAAAGAAAGGCGCTATACCTCATCGTTATACAAGGGGTGCGGGAAAAGCAAGCAGCTGGAATTATGGGGTTGTCTATAGGCCAATTGCGAAAAAGAAGAATAATGGCGATCGATGCGTTGCGGCGGACAGACGCCGGTCGAAGTTTAGCGGCGCATTACACTTCCAACAATGATCACACACGCGAAATGGAAAAAGCTGTATTATGGCTGAAAAGCATAAGGAGCAACCAAAATGCCTAGTAAAATACGAAAACTCACAGAGACGCAGCGAAAGGTTGAAGCATGGCTAAAGAACGGGAACACCATAAGGAACGAAGTGACAGCTCTTCAAGAGACGATAGATACGTATAAGGCTATCGGAGCGGACACGGCCGCGCTCGAAAGAGATATAGAAAAGCGGCTTGAATTGCTGCAAAGCATTTTTGACGTCGTTACAAGGGTTGAGGATGGAAGGCTAAAGGAACTATTGATAAAGCGTTACTTGATGGGCAAGTATTGGCGGCAAATCGGAGTTGACCTGAA